TTTGGATTGGCTTTACAACAATGACACAAATTATATCCTAGGAGGAATAATGAATAACTTAATTAATGATAAGACAAAGGCAATGCTAGCGTCATATGGTCGCTCAGTTCTTGCATCAGGTCTTGCACTATACATGGCAGGCGTAACAGATCCAAAGGATCTATGGGCTGCACTTGTTGCTGCTATAGCGCCCGTTGCATTGAGAGCGCTCAATCCTGCAGATAAGGCATTTGGTATTTTGCCTGATGCTGCTGAGGTTGCAAAGGCTTTAAAGGCTGCAAAAGCACCAGCAAAAAAGGCTGCTAAAAAGAAGTAAATAATCTTCTATAAGATAGCCAGTCTAGAGATAGGCTGGCTTTTTTATTTGTTTATAATTTCTAAGTATTTTTGTTTTAATTTATCTATAGAAAAGTTTTCTAAACCAATCGATAATGCTTTTTCTTTAAATTCTTTTTTATTATTATTCTTAATATATCCATCAACTATATTTGCAAATTTATCTGGAGCAATATCATAAATATCAACCATTGACTTTGTTCTAAATGATCCTATCTTTGTTGATTCTACTAACCAATCTTCAGGCAATATTTTATTATTCGGAGATACATTAGTCATAAAAACTGGCAGGGCACTCATAAGAGCCTCATTCATAGGTAAACAAAGACCAGCATACCTTCTAGGAAGAATCATTGCATCAAAGCCATCATACATGTCTTCCCTACTGGCTGGATTACCTATTTCAATCTTTACCCTAGAATCTTTACAGTTTGGATTAAGTGGGGTTTGAGATTTAATTACTAATTCGTAATCTTCTTTAGAGTGCTTGATCATTTCAAAAATACTTTCAGTTCCATTTCTATCTTTTGCAGCCTTTTTACCAGCAATATGAAGTATGCGGTTGTGATCTTTTGAAAGATTATTGTCTTTTGCTTTATTAAATAAAGACTCATTTGTTGGTGGTGGCAAGTGAATTACATCACACACAGAGCCAAACTTTTCTTTTACTATCTCTATATTCCAAAGACTAGGAGACAGCAATACATCTGGTAATGACCAGTTAGGGTTTGTTAAGTTACCAAAAAGTTCGTAGTTGTATTGAAGAATAGTCTTTGTTCCTTGTTGCCTAGCAAGATCTACAAGGTCTAAATGATAAAAGGTTTCACAACTAATTACTACATCAACATCTTTTAAAAACCAAACAATTTCTTTTCTTGTTGGCATACCGTTTTTGGTTGAGTAAACGTTGTAATCTTTATACCAATCGGGATTTTGTTTATTATTATTAAACGGGGCAGAGTTAATTAAAAGAATCTTATTAGGATTAAGCATATTAACTAACTCTCTAGTCTGATTGCCAAGACCAGTGTTGTCTGATCTTGCTATGATTCCTAGTCTCATTCTTTGTACCCCCAAGTTTCATCATCTGAAGTATACTTTCTTCCGCCTTGACGACCATCTAAATGATAAGAACGTTTAATGTTTCCTTCAGGATGATAAATCCAAAGTTTGTGAGTTTCCCAACCTTCTTTATTAAATTCCCCATATGGAGATATATCATCTTGAATTGCTCCATGAAATGTATCTTCTATAAAAAATTTATCTTTACATCTTGGAAGCACAATGTCTTTATAATATTGTTTTCTACTTAGATGTGGTCGTTGACTCCATTGTATAGTTTTCATAAACCCATCTTCTAAACCAAACATAAGGTGTTCGTGATCTTTTGGTATAAATGCTTCAAAATGAAAACGAATAGTATTTGCTTTATTGTATTCAAACATATCTAAGCACTTATCCCAGTCTATAGGTGTGTCTGGAGTTAAAGGAGCATCTCCTTCAATATAAAGTAATAGTGGTGTTTTAATTTCATTGATTGTTTGACGCATCATGTTGGTTTGATGGCTATGCTCTTTAAATATAAAAGGTAATATGTTTTTATCTTCATGTAAACATTTCCATAAAATACGATTTTTGTATTCATCGTAATCTTTTTTACGATCTTGTTGTTCTTCTCTAAGACCATCTATTTGCATAATAATTTCGTTGTCTGGAAAATGAACACGAATATCACTAATGGTTTGATCTATCATTTTTGTGTTTGGATGATCTAAAACTACAGATGTAGCCATGACAATTGTTATATCCCTTTTATGCATTTACTTGCCTCATTAACTTAATAAAAAGATCTCTTTTATATTTAATCCACCAACAAACAATCTGATGCATTTCAGATGTATAATTATTTAATAGTTCAGGTAACAAGTCAACCAAGTGATTCCAATTATCAACAGTTTTTACTGAATGATTATCTTCAAATACAAAATTAAAAAAATCTGTATTTTGCATTTTTGAGTCTAACTTGTCTCCTATTGGCAAGCAAAGCATTTCAATTGCTTCATAAAATCTAAATGAATCAATGACCATCGCCCCGCTAGGGCAAGGAACAATCTTTGATAAAGACATTTTGTCATAGTATTGTTTTGGTTTTAGTCCTTCTGCAAAACCAGTAGTTGGATTATAAAAAGAATTGGGTATGTTAGGCATAACAGTTGCAAGTTCTTGTCTTCTTTGATGAGTTATCTGCCCTGAAAAAAATACATCATATAACTTATCTTGATACTTTGGCAAATTTTTGTGTAAATCTCTTGGCACACCCAATGCTAATTTATTATATTGTGAATGTTTTCTGTGTGGGTATTGAATCCAAATTTCAATATTTTTATGCTTTATCTTATCAACTTTAAATGTAGCACTTTCATCTCCAGTAATAAACAAAACTACTCTACCTATCTTGTTTAACTCTTCAGATATTTTATCTTCATAGTCTACATTTTGTGGTCCAGGAATAACAACAAAGGCTCTATCTGTGTTAGGTAAAATTGTTACCTTATCTGGTTTAATATTATTTTTATTAAAAAATTGTTTTAATAAACCGTAATCCCATTTATCAGCAGCACAATCTTCTTGTTTAACTGAATAAAGATATGCTTTAAGATCGCTCATAATATAAGTGTACTTCATGTTGATAGTCAAGCAATGTTTCTTTGTAGCCAATACCCTTAATAAACTGTCTTAAATCATGCAAATATTCTTTCCAATAGATCATCATAAATTCTGGGTGTCCAGATAGCCAAATCTTAGGTTTGTGCTCTCTAAGGACCCTTTCAGCCCCTCCTAGGACCCTCCATTCACTACCCTCAACATCAAGAGAAATTGCAGTAGGCGGCTTCATTCTTTTTTCATATACAAGCGTATCAATTTTTGTTTGACCATATTTATCTGCTTCATACTGCAGTTCTTTAAATCCATGAGCAGCCTCAATAGGAGCATCTGCTTCTGGTGGAAACTCGCCATAATAAATACGTGCAAGTTTATTATCTTTATCTGATGCAAACCCAGGAATACATGCAATTGGTTTTTCTAAATTATTAGCACTCCAAAGCAAAGGAAAGTGTGACCAAACCTTTGGATTAGGTTCAAATAAAACAACTTCTGCTCCCCACATTTGACATAGGGCAGGCATCTCTCCTTCTTCTGCTCCAACATAGTAAACAACATCGCCTTTACCAATATTTTCATGCATTGATTTTAATCTAATTTTTTCCCAACCATGTGGTTGATACCATTCTGGTCTATCTGCACGATGCTTTGGTAACATTATTTCAAATTCCCCGTTAACAGTAGCCTTAATCATTTCAGTCATTCTGTATCCACTCTACTAATGATACTTTTGGTATCCATCCAGTTAGATCTTTAAACTTGGCGTTAGAGGCAAGAGTTTCTTGCACCTCACCAATTCTTGGCGGTATAAATTTAATATCATTTGAAATCATATTAGCAATATCAAGTATAGCGTAGTTACTTCCATACCCAATGTTATACACTTCACCAAATCCATTTTCAACCTCAGATGCAAGGATGTTTGCTTCTATTACGTCTGATATGTGAGTAAAATCTCTACGTTGAGAGCCATCGCCAACTACTGTTAGTGGCTTTGACTCATGATGTTGTTTTAAAAATAATCCTATTACTGGTGCATACTGCCCCTTTAATGGTTGTCTATCTCCATAAACATTAAAATATCTAAGGGATATAGTCTTTAATCCATAAAGGTTGTAGTAAACTCTTGCAAGGTTTTCACCAAAAACTTTAGCAGCAGAGTATGGGGTTAGTGGATCAGGGGATTGTGTTTCTTGGTTTGGAAGCAAAGCCTTTTTACCATAAGAAGAGGATGTGCTTGAATAGATTAGTCTACCTACCTTGTTAACCCTACAGAGTTCAAGAACATTGGCTGTTCCTACTGCGTTTGATTGAATAGATTTTTTTGGATTTAATATTGCTGGCTGTATTCTTGCATCAGATGCTACGTGAAATACGCAGTCAACATCTTTAAAGAGTGGTGCAATTAGGTCATAATCACAAATGTCATGCTTATAATTTTGTGCTTTATTATTCCAATAGAACTGCTCATGACATTCTGCAGACTCATCATCAATACAAATAACCTCGTGACCAAGACTAATTAACTTATCAACAAGGTTTGATCCAATAAAACCAGCACCACCAGTAACTAAATATTTCATTTTATGTTTAAAGTTTCTAATATGCTTGCCCATCTATGAACATATGTATGTTCTTTTTTAGTCCGTTCATGACCAGCAATCCTTATTTCTTCCCTGGTTAATCCATCTAAGATGTAGTAATCTATTTTTTGTTTAAGATCTTCAAGATTACCATGTTCATAAAATATAATTTCTTTACCATCTTCAAAATATTCATCAAGCCCCTTGATGCGAGGATAGATAGTAAAACCACCACGACCAGTGCTTTCAAATAGTCTATCGCTTGTGTAGTACGGATAGTTAAAGTTAATGTTTAAACTATCACCTATGGCTACTTTGCTTCTTGCATAGATGCGATTAAGCGCTTCTCCACGCACAGTTCCAGTATCTCCATCGCCACCAACATGTAGGAATCTTTTACCGTATGTTTTTCGTAAGAAATCTATTAGTTGTGGACGGTATTTATGCTCATGGTGATACCCTCTGCTACCAACAAAAATTATGTCATGTTCAAAGTTGTGTGGATCGTAATCTTGATGAACGTAGCATTCTTTATCATACACACCAGCAGGCAAGAAGTGTCCTTTAACTTCTGTATTTTTATTAAACCAATCACACATTAACTTATCTGTAGCAAAAAAATGACCTATGTTTGTGTAGAAGTCATCATTCTTTAAATCTTTTTCACGCTCAATTCCAAACCACAAATCCAAGTGATAAGTCATAGTTGGTATGCCAGCAGCCTTTAATTCTTTTAGTACATCAGTCATAGATCTAGATCCTGGAGTCTGCCATCTATGTGTGTGTACCCAGATGAATAGATTAGATTTTAATGCTGCGTTTAATATTTCTGTGCTACCTGCTTTTTTTTCTTGCAGTTTTTGCACGGTATGGCCAAGAGATTCCAAAGACTTAGCATGATGATTCTCACTACTATAAGGCACTTCAAAGTTGCCTAGAAATACTATATTAGCCAAGGATCCCACCCATTCTGTGTTTATAACAGTATACCAGATTCTGATATACTTATAAGAAAGCGGGGTATTTGATGGATTTTGTTTATATTTGTCGTGATGGAGAAAATGAAGAGTTAAGATACTCCATTAGGTCTGTCTTGCTTAGTTTTCCAGAGGCAAAGGTTTGGGTCGTAGGTGGAAAGCCAAAATGGTATTCTGGCAATCATGTTTTTTTAGAACAAAATGATAACAAATATGCTAATGCTGTAAATAATTTAAAGGCTGTTTGCGATACCTCAGATATATCTGATAATTTTATATTAATGAATGATGATTTTTTTATTATTAAAAAAATAGAAACAATAGAACAATTTTACAATGGGCTGTTGTCTGAAAAAATAGATAAGTTTACAAAGATTACTGGATCATCAATGTATATTAGAAAACTTATAACAACAAACAATAAATTAAACAAGTTGGGGTTTACAAAACCATTAGACTATGAGTTACACGTACCAATGCCAATGCATAAAGCGGGATTACTTTATATATTAAACCAATATCCAGAATGTTTATGGAGATCAATGTATGGTAATTTATTTAATGTTGGGGGTAGTCAAATGGAAGATGTTAAAGTATATAAAAACAAAAGGCATGCTGCAAGATCAGCACAAATAACTAAAAATTCTATTTATTTATCAACAGAAGATACAGGTTTAACTATAATGGTTGATAATATATTTAAAGAATTACTAACAAACCCTAGCCCTTACGAACAGTAATCCTACTCCCAATCGGCTATCTGATTATACGTAACAGAGTATTCTCCAGAGTATATTTCTGCATATGAGATCATATCTTTGTTATATCGTGTCACAGTATTCTTATCTACTAAGCCTGTTTTATATTTTTTACCATGCATAATTGGCAAATGTTCTATATTTTCTGATGCCAATGAATTATTTAGTGCTTGTATATATCTAGTTTTGCCAAACTGTTTTGAAAGAAATGATTGTTTTGGATATGTTTTTTCTATCCATAGTCTTTCGTTATGATCAGAAGGTTTTGGATTTAACACTCTTTCTACTTCATTGTGATATATTCTTGTAGACCAACTCTTCATATTTCTTTCATAATTTATTAAATTCTTGTATGTGGAATCTGCGTAAGCCATAAAATTCTTATCAAGATCAGAGGTAGTTACACCAGTTGCAAATGTTATTAAAAAACAAGTAGCATAAGGAAATTTATCTGTATACTTTATTACTTCAAAGTGTAGGTTTGGATTAAAAGAATTAATAGAAATGTTGTCAGAAGGCAACCGCAT